GTTATAAATGTATCGGAAAACCATTGCTGACCCAGCTTAGCTATGAATGTGCTTTTATATGTAGCCTGTTCACCTACCAGCACCATAACGTAATCAAATTTTTTGCCGGGTTCAAAAACTCGTGCGACCGCCGCGCATAATACCAGGCGCATAACAGCTTTTGTATAGTCCGTATCATCAGCGCCGAAATAATCTTGTAATAAATAGTTAACACGTTCTATGCCATCCCAGGTTAAGCCTTCAAGGTATTTACGTATTGGATGAAACTGCTTATGCAAAAATTCAAGCTGCAACGAATCATCTACTTTTTGTGGAGCTACTATGCCATAAATACACTCAAGATAATTACGTAAGCCGGCATAATCGGCGTCATTAAAAATACTTGGTTTATCTATATCATGCCAAGGTACAGCGTGCATTAGATAATTTTTCTCATCAAATGAATTATTAGCAAAAGCATCTTTTATGTTAGTATCATTTTTTATTATTTGTACTATATTATAGGCACTATTTATAAATTTACCAGATTTGTCCATTTGTAATGAAGATACCCAATCCTCCGCGCTGTTATCCTCAGTAGTCTTAAAATTTATAACAGGCGACGCGAAATCAAGCTTAGCTGTTTCAAAAGACTCATGGGCCATTTGCTGCTTCACCTTAGCATCTGTAATAATAAAGTCTTGCATAGCTTTATTACTAGCCTTTTCACCAGAATTAGGTGTGTCTAAGCCGCCAAATTTGTGAATACGCACCAAGTCGTATGCATTACACAGACGCCCAGTCGCCGGGTCGGAGCCGTGGTATGAATAGCTATAAAGCCCTTCATATATAACCACGCCAGCTTTTGTCGTACCAGGTATGTACGTATAACGGTCTTCGCCTTCGTACTTGTATATATCTGGTAAAAATTTTTCTATAGCCTCATATATAGAATAAGTTCTGCAAAATAAACCGACTAAACCTTCTTTTTCAGTTGGATTAGCTACTGTATCGTCAAAGTCCGGTATACTCTTTTGCGTAGTAACGCCAGGCCATTCTCTCATGTCTTGCCAGTTAACATATTGACCGAGTATTAAGTCCGGGTCTAGTATCGGACCTTCTACCTCTTCAAATACATAATCTACATCTGACGGTATGGAAGGCCAAAACATTAAACGACCAGGCTGAAATGTTGTTTTATCAAAATATTGTAAACCGACATTTTGCGCTAATTTACGCGCTATAGCCTCATATTCTATCGGATTAACAGAACGAGTCAACGGAATTAGTACTCTTAGCCTGAGGTTATCAGGCGTAGATTTATGCGTGCTATGAATTACAGCTTTATAACCTAACATGAACTTATACATATCAAGTAAGTCGTTGTTGGCGTAATCAGCATCTAGCGCTATTAAGCTGCGATTCATTATATGCCCTTTGCTGCGTTTACCTGAAGATAAATAGCCGCCTACAAAGCCGCCAACGTCTTTTATTTTTAGCTGAGCATCTTTATCTAAGCGCTTAAATTGCTCTGCGGTTTCAGAAGTAACTATTGGCTCTCGCAGCTTATCTACGAAAGCTTCCCAAGATATATCTTCGTTTTTCCAGTGTTTACTTAAAATGCTGGAACTATATGCTATTTCCATAACTAGTCTTTCATGTAAAAATCAGATACAAAGCCTTCGGCGCGAAGCGGTAAATCTGATGCCCATGTTGGCGTTTCGGTCATCACTTTTATCATTTCGCACAAATCATTTTCTGGTGATTCTACTATAACCTCATCATGCACGTGCATAACAATAGAATACCCAGCTAAATATAAATTAATCATAGAGTTACCCAATAAATCACGGGCGATAGCCTGCACAGCGTTCTCAGTTAATTTGCCGCCATATGTATCAATATCACCGTAAGTTGAGGTGCCAGGAATTTCACCTTTGTAATATATGGTATCAACCTGCCGCCCGAATTTATACTCAGACTTTAGATGCGCGCCAAAATAGTATAATTCACGGCCAGACGGTAGTTGCATAGAAAGATATGGTGCTTTATATGAAAACATTATCTTGCCGTCGGCCGCATAGCATTTTTTACTGTGTGTTATAGCACGCTTCGCGTTCAATTCTAAATCGTCCCAAAGTGCGACTATATTAGAATTAGCATCGCGCCAGCGTTTTGTTAGGTCTTTCATTTCGTCTTTGGTGAGACCCATTTTCTCACCACCCATATTGGACAAAGCGCCGACAGAGCCGCCGTAGCCTAAGGCCAGCTCCGCAATCTTGGACTTCTGCCGTAAGTCAGAGCCCTTTGTAATACTTTCGATTGGTACGTTAAACATTCTTGAGCCTGTAGCCTCATAAATCTTGCCGTCGCCGTGGAATACTTCCAAACGCCAAGGTTCATTAGCTAACCATGATATAACCCTAGCCTCGATGGCTGAGAAGTCTGCGACTAAAAACTTCTTTCCTTTTTCAGGAATAAAGCAAGTACGAATAAGCTGTGATAGTAAATTAGCTATGTCACCATAATACATTTCGCAAAAAGCCAGGTTCTCCTGCTTAACATCCCGGCGTGCTTGCTCAAGATTTTTAATATAATTACGAGGCAAATTGTGTAACTGAACTAAACGGCCGGCCCATCTACCGGTTCTGGCTGCACCGTAAAATTGGAACGTGCCGCGCACCCTGTTATCTGAATTGCGGCAATTTAGCATTGCAGTATATTTTTTAACAGATGACTTGCCAAGGCTTTTACGGGCTTGTAACACGTCGTGTACGGGGCCTGACGTATATACCTTAAGCGCATCAGAAACCGATTCCGCGGTTAATGAACTAAATGGCTCACCAGTTTCTTTGGTTAACCAATCTTTTAGCTGCGCTACTGAATTGGGGTTACTCGCGCCGGTTATATTCTTAACGGTCTCGAGCAACATATCAGTATATTCTGTACTGAGTTCAATAGCTTTTTCTGCCAGAACGGTATCAATATAAATACCGGTATCATTTATACTTTGGTCTAAGGCATATAATCTACGTTCCGCAAACGGTATTGATGCGAAACTCAGTTTGTTGTAAATCTCGCGCTCAGACAGCACGTCATATACATTATAAGTTATATACTGTGTCCAACGTGACATATCGTCCTCGGGATAATGCCTATAAAGTCCTTTAGTTTTTGACTTATTATAGCAGCTAAAATAACGTATTAAAGCCTTGCCAGCGGCCTGCTTTTTATCGGACAAGTCTAAAACTTTTGATACTTTGTCCAACGACAAAGGCAAGCCACAATATCCGGCCTTAACCAAAGTACAGCACCAGTCTATCGGTTCGGTGTGAATGCCTATTCTATTAAAGCAGCGACGTTCAAAAGAAGCATTATGCGCTACTTTTCGTATGTCTTTGTTTTTTAAGTCATTTACAAAAGATTCCGGTATTCCGTCAATAAAATCCACAAAAACCAAATTCTCATTGGCATATACATACTCACAATTTTGCATTAAATCATATACATGTACGGGCTCATCATCATAAGCAAAACCTATAAGAAGTATTTCGAAGTCATCAGATTCTATATATTTATAGGAGCCGCATTCTTTTATGTCGACCCCTGAAAATGTTTCTATATCAATAAAAAGTGTGCGCATTTTTTAAGTAAAAAATCCGGCGCCTATAGCATCAGCAAGTAACCAGCAAAAAACGCTACAAAAAAATCTGGTATAGCTGATGCGTGCGCCGGGATTGAAAGTTTTTTATCGTGTGCTAAAGTAAATCGTCATCGTTAGACGTAGAGCCGCTGCCAAAATCGTCAGCTGCTGTAGAACCACCAATAAGTGGCTCGCCATCTTTTAGCTTCTGAATATTCTGAAGCCCAGCAGCAATGCCCTTAGAGTTAACATTGTAGCCGTAGAAGTTAATTGACACGCGGCCATAGCAACCCGAATAGAACTCGGAAGCGTCAATAATCGGGTTGAGGTTTTCGTCGACAACTTGCGGACGGCGCGTAGTGTTGGCGTTGATGAAATAACAGCCCGCAAAGGCCTCATCGTCGGGACGTTCGTCATCGCCATCGCGCAGCGGAACCTTAAGGTTGCTGGGAATCTTACCATTCTTGTCTTGAATGGTTGATTTGTAAGTCTCTTTTGCGGCCTCGATGGCTTTTTTGATTTTAGTGAGTGTGTCTTTGTCAGACTTAGGAATGAGGACACACACCGAGTATTTGGCTTTTTCGCCCTCGTTCATCGCGTGTGGTTCAAATGCGTGCACATAGCTGAAGCGCACTAATCCTGTTACTACTTTTGTTGGTTGTTCTGCCATTGTTTTTTAATTTTTAAAGTGAATAATAAATTATGGTTTTTTACATAAGAAAATCTTCATCTACTGAGCTAATAGCCTCAGTGCGCTTATCAGACTCAAGTGCTGCGGCTTTATAGCTTGTACTTTTGATAAACTTAGAGAATACTTTTTCAAATACCTTTTTGCCAACAGCTTTTTCAATAGTAGAAAAAGGCTTAATTGTAGGCGCAGTATATAGAATATCTGTGGGTAATCCAGCCTCCTCGGCCGCGGCTTTAATCGCATCAGCGTCGGCAGTCTCATCACGCCAAGCACGCCGTGTGGAGCTTTCTACAAGTTTGAGGCCTTTGATGGAGCCGCCCTGTTCCAAGAACGTCTTAATATAGTTATTAACGGCGTCAAGCCACTCTTTGAACTCTTTGCTGCGTTTGAATATATCTACAAGTTCTTTGTCGGTTAGAAAGTCTGCTTGCCGAAAATCATACTTAGCAATTTCAAGCTGCTTATCCGCAAGAGCTTTACATGTAGGATTGCATTTACAAAATTTACACCAAGGACCTGCTTGTGCATAACCCGCGCCTTCAAAAGCTAAGGCCGCACGTCCAGAAACAGTAAAAGCCCAGTCGAGTAATTCAGTAGTAGATAAAGAATATGTATCAATATGATTTAAGCGAGGCTGTACTATATTAAGCGTAATGTGCTCAACGTTATAAAGAACGGAAACGAAGTCTAGCGCGCCGAGTGCATAGAGCTTGAGCTGTGAGTTTTCGAAAGCGTCCACTTTAACACCCTTACCATACTTAAGGTCTATTATATGCAGCGTATCATCTGAAACAACAATCGCATCAGCAGTGCCATAACATTCTGGCACGTACCTTTTTAAATCGAGTTTCTGCTCTACAAAAAGCTTGGCACCTGAGCCTTCCCCAGCGAGTATATTAAGAACGAAGTCAACATAACTCACAACATAGTCGGTCATATCGGTCTCGAACAAATCATCATTGCGTAGTTTATCAAGATTGGAATTGTACTCTACTTCGCTAATATAACCAGCTGCGTGGTTAAGCTCGTTCTCGGCTAATGCATGCGCTAAGGTACCCTCAGCCGCATACGGCGAAGGTGTATCGGGAATCTCAGCCTCAAGGCGCGCGCTCGGTGGACAATTAAGCCACCGAGCGGCCTTTGATGGTGATAATAATGCGTGTCCCATTACTTCAATTCACAGCTGAGGAAAACATAAAAGTCTTCAAAGTACTCCGGGCTGAGGCTTGAGATATTACTCGCGCCGTATTCGGTAAGCTTGGCCTTAATGGCATCACGGTGCTTGTTGATTTTTTCTTTTGCGGCTTCCCGAATGTCGTCCAAAGTAACGGCTGAGTCCTCATGCTCTTCTTGAACCGGCGCCTGTGTAGGTTCTGCTTTAGGTTCTGCTTTAGGCGCTGGAGCGGGAGCGGCCTTAACTTCTGCTTTTGGAGCCGCAGCGGGCTTAGCTTCAGCCTTTGGAGCTTGCACTTGTGTAGGCTTAGCTTCAGATGCGGGTGCTTCGGTATTTTGCTTTTCGGTCGTTTCGTGACCAGCGTTAATGCTGACTTGCCCTTGGCCGTCAACATCAATAGTAATAGTAATTCGCATAGCGTTTATAAATTTGAATGAGCAAAAATAAGAATTTTTAAGACTCAATTTTGATTTTTTGCATATTTTAGCTTTTTTTAACACTTATTATTCTTTAAGAAGCTAAGAGCCTCTGTGAAGAGGCTCTTAGCACGTGTAAAGAAGTTAACGGTAATAGGTTCTAGGCATCTTCAAGATTTGTCATATTGTTTGCTCATGACGATTAGTTAAAATAATTCGCTCTTTTAACTTCTCTGCCGCTGCTTTCATTTTCTTTGCGTTGGCAGCGAGCTGCTCTTTTGTTGCTTTTTTAACTGTTACTGCCATAATTTTGATATTTTAAGGATTTGTAAATCCGTTGGTATTGCCCATCCATGACGCCACGTCGTAGGCGGTTGAATACGTTGTTTCTCCCGCTGTTATTGGCGGTGTCGGGAAGTCGAAGTTGAGCGTTGTTCCGTCGTCAGACATGTTGAAGGTGCAGCCATAGTACATGGAGTAGCAGCCGCCGCCGCTGATGGTGGTGACGTTTGGCATCGCGGCCGCAGCTGTGAGAGCGGTGCAGCCTTGGTACATGCCGGCGCAGCCGTCTTCGCCGATGGTGGTCAGTTGTGGCATATCAGCCGCAGCTGTCAGAGAGGTGCAGCCATAGTACATGGAGTAGCAGCCGCTGTGGCCGATGGTGGTCAGTTGTGGCATATTAGCCGCAGCTGTGAGAGAGGTGCAGCCATGGTACATGCCGGCGCAGCCGCCTTCGCCGATGGTGGTCAGTTGTGGCATATCAGCCGCAGCTGTGAGAGAGGTGCAGCCATTGTACATGGAGGAGCAGCCGCCTTCGCCGATGGTGGTGACGTTTGGCATCGCGGCCGCAGCTGTGAGAGAGGTGTTCAAACTTTTTTCTCCGAGGCTGGCAAACAATAAAGCAAACCCCCACGCCGGAATTTCTGTAATTTCTATGTCTTTATCGAGCAGGCTCATGATGTTTCCGCCCGCTGCGATTTTACCCATCATTTCAAAATGTGAGAATAACGGCGTATCCGCTACTTCGGGGAAAGTTCCAAGACCGTTGGGGTTATCGCCGCGCAGATACACGCGGTCACCAATTTCAGTAAGCGTCAGTGTGGCAAACGTATGCGTGCCATCGGAGGTGGTGTGTTGCCACTCTTGCCAGGTCTCACCATCAGTGCTGTATTCCAATTCGGGAGCTGTTGTCAGTGTGGATAACATAGACACTGTGCTGTTCGCCTCTTGAGCCTCGAAGTACATGTAATCAACCGTGGGCGTCGGCGGCACTGGCTGTTCAAGTGCATCAACAATAAGTGGCATAGCCTGATTGCCTTGCTGCTTAATAGCTTCGTATGATTCGGAGCCTGCAAGGCTATCAGCAATAAGTGGCGTGGCCTGATTACCCTGTTCTTGCGCAAGTGTAGTATCAATTTGAACTTCAGAGGCCTTAGCAGCATCAATCACATTGGGCGCAGCTTGATTACCCTGCTGCTGGGCTAATTCCATATTTGTCATATTGTTCTAAATTATACTGTTTGATTAAGTTAATTAACTTTTCTGCATATTTCGGGTCAGTAGCATAACCACAGGCTTTAATAGCTTTTGCTTGAGCTTCAGGTGTTTTAGCAGACAGCACAGAGATATAACGCTTGCTAAATAAAAACAATCTATTATGGTCTCTGAAGCTGTCTTCGTATGATTTATATTTACGGAACTTAGAAACTATACGTGTTTTTACTCCGTTAATATATTCATAGGTAGTACACTCTACTGCCGAGCCGTCCCAATTAGCATTTGGTTTGCCGGTAGCTTTCATACCGAAAAGATTGTTACCTGGTGTGGATTTACCCCAGCCAGTTTCGAGTATAGCTTGTGCGATACACACCGAAGGGAGCAAAGCAGTATCTCGACATGCTGCTATTGCAGGCCGAGATACTGAATTGAGAAAATCTGTTTGCTTACTCATCGTTGTTTTTTAGAATTTAATATCCACACCATACATGGGCTTTTCTAATTTAACGGGTGTACTGAGAATAGTTGTGCCAGTATGCGTAAAGGCCATAAGCCCTGATGGGAAGACAGTGCATTCGTAATAATATGGTGCACTGGTGTTGCCCGTCTCTGAAATACGATAAGCAGCTAAGCCGCTACAGGCCGGGGGTAATTCGCCGATGCCTATAGTCACAGCAAGAAGGGCAAATCCGCTAATCATTTCCGCTGATTCTTTTTCTATTGTGAAAAGCTCATCAGGCGTTAGGCTGTTAAAAAGCGCGCTAATATCTTCATATATTTCACCTGGCTCTACTTGAGAAACGGCATCCACGTTATTTTTACAGAAGTCTAAAAACTCGGAGCTAAGAGCCATAAAAATAAATGCTTGCGGTTCTTGCTCCTCAGACTCTGGGGTATAAATCTCTTTAAGGTGAAAAAAAGCAAGTTTTGGACTGACAATTTTCATATTGTCATAAAGTGTTTGAGCTACCGTTTCATCGGCTTGAGCAGCTTCAACGGGATAGTCATCAAGCTCTGCAAACGTAAAGGCTGCCTGCTCGGGCAAAATGTATGAACTTCCGCCGCCGCCGAATTCACCGGCTAAGGCCGCGTCTAGCAAATTGGGTGCAGCTTGATTACCCTGCTGCTGGGCTAATTCCATATTTGTCATTTTTCTAATTTTTCTAAAAGTGATTTAATAAGTTCTCTGTTTGTTTCGTCCAAAAGGACTTCTTTGATTTTTCGTGCGGTGTCTTCAATTTCAGCTTTACGCTTATCTGTGTTCTTTTCATAAATGCTTTTTAGCTCTATGAAGCATGTAAAGATTGTACCCAGACCTGTGAATATTGGCAGCATAACAAAAGCTTTGCCGCTTTGAGCTGCTAAAATAAAGAAGCTAAGTACCTGAATAGCATCTATGCAAGTAAGTACTGCAAGCATATTCAAGTATTTAACGAGCTTCTCGACAGTCAGCCGCAGTTTTCTGGAGCTACGATATTCGCCACGGGCTTTAGCTTTACGCACACCAGATATTAGGTCCAGTGCTACGGCTAGAACACACATCAAATAACAGACGCACAGAAAGAATAAAGGTAGTGTAAATGTTTTCATTATTTCACAACAGTATATCCCGTAAAGGAAACGTTAAGATTATTCTCAAGTAAATGGCGTAGTCTGTTGACATCGTCAGCATCCAATTCTATTAAGTTAAATAAACTAATAGTTGGTTTGGTCTCTAGCTCTTTATCCATAGCCATAACGGTATTTTTAGCGAACTCCGGAATAGCGTCGTCTGTTAAATTCAATTTATCAAGACTTGATTGAATAAATGGACGAACCGCTGATTGCAAAGTTGGCATAAATAAAAAGCCCAAGTCATTAGCGATGGAATAGTCAGCAGAAACAGGAAAGAATTTACGGGCCCACGCGTTAGCGCGCTCAACAGAATCAAGCTTATTAAGATAAGCCCCAGCAAGTGTACTGGCTAAGGGCCTAAGCCACTCAGTGATGACCGCAACTAATTTATCTAAGTTAGTATATTCCATAATAAGGTTTTTTAAGTAAGGACTCGGCATATCTCAGCCGAGTCCCTGACGTGTGAAAAGAAACTACTAACCGTTGGTCGTGACTGTTGAACTTGATTGAGTTACAGGCGCTTCAGGCGCAGGCGGAAACGGACCCCAGCCTGGCGCTATATTGCCGTTGGGAACCATGAGGCGCGTAAGACCAAACAAATCGTTGACTTGCTTTTGAATGCAAGCCACCGCGGCGTTGTTGGTGCCATTGTACAGCATCTGCTGAGCTTGAAAGTCGTTGAGCTGCTGTTTCACGCTGGCGACCTGCTCGTTGGTGTAGAGCTTCGAACGAAGTTCTGCCAATTCACCGTCTTTCGCAATAGATTCACGAACGAGGCCTAGCTCATAGCGTGTAACCGGCCGGTCATCACCATCATGGCGCGGACCGCGTCCAAACCATCCGTTCATCATTCCAAGTGCGCCAGCTGTTCCGACAGCGCCCAGCACAGTGTTCAAAGAACCCTGGCCTTGAGATGTTACGTTCATCTCTCCATTTTCTGTTTTAATCTTCATAATGCTTAAGATTTAGGATTAAAAAAAAACTATTTAGCCCCTTCGGCTTTTTTCTTAAAAAGTGACCAGGGCTTTTTACCTGTTTTCAATCTAGCCACTAAGTTCTTGAAGGCTTCTTTCTGCGCTTCGGTCAATGTTACTTTTTTAATTTCAGGCATAACTTTTATAATTTAATGAGTTTATAACATTTCTGTAACAGCATACCTTAATATGCGCATATCTGGTGCTTTAATTGCTCTAATCTCCAAAACACTATTAGCTGCCAAAGTATGCTCGGTATATTTTAACACGGATTCATTATCTGTATCAATAGTGTTTATGGTAATATTACGTGGCGTAGCTGTTGTATTAACTAAATATATATAATAAACAGCTTGAACCGGGAAGTTACTTGGTACTAAATCTACCCTTAGATTGACACTGGAGTCTAAGAGATAACCACATCTAATATTAGTGCCGAGACGTGGTATATCTTCGGCATCAGTTTGCATCTTCGGGTCTATGAAAGAAGGCGCTTGCCCAATATAAAAGTCAGCTCCAAGGTTCTCACGTGAAAAAGTACCATCTTCACTAATATTATAACGACCGCCAATGCGCTCGACCAAATCAACACGATGCGTTAACTTATCCAAGCCAACATCCGTTGAATTTTCAACATAAGCTGTTGCTGGAAACTTAGTCTCTTCAGGTGTATACTGCACTGAGGAGCCCAGAGGTATAACATCCCAGTTAACAGCTACTGTAAATTTGGGACGAGAAACACCCGGGTCTATTTCATGCGTTTTATATCCAGTTAAAGCGCTGCCATGACTAGTATATGTTGCAACCAGTTGCTCCGTTAAATTAACTTTATCGTATGCGTATATAGTAAATGAACTAGTATTGTTAGTTTTTTCGGCCTCTTTAACGTAAAAAATAGTATCAGTTCCAAATGTATTGCGCCTTACTGCTGCATCAACAACAAAAGTATTATCTGTATAGGCGAAGCTCTTGACAGCCATAGCCCATGTATTGTTACCAGCCTCGTCATAAATAACGGCGAAGCCAGACGTAAAAACAGGCTGACTTGCTATATTAAAGTTGTGATAATTACCAGGAGTAAAAGATAGATAAAACTTAGGATATTGATTTACGGCTGGCTGCGTAGCCAGATTTGCCATGCCGTAAAAACGCATACCAGTGCCGAGTGCGTTGAGCAATTCCTGCAAGATATTGTTCAAGCCAGGGCCTGTTATTTCATTAGCAGCATTAGCTTTTATATAAGCATTTATATCAGCAATTAGATTCTCGTACATATTTAAGAATTACTAAAGTCATTATTATAGTCATTGTTAAAATCGCCATGCACACCCGGTATGTATCCGCTAGGATTAGCGGCCACTAAATCGACGTCAAAAGACATGTTCACAAGGGCTAAATGTCCTTGTTCATCCCAGTCAACATCCATCGTCATTGTCATGGGCTCTAAACGTTCGCTGTAATTAGGAAAATCATATCGCGTTACAAACTTATTGTCACAAATACGCATTATACGCAAAGAATCACATAAATATTCGGGTGCAGAAAAAGCGCATCTATACGTTTTTTTACTTACAGCTGATTGCACAAAATTATAACCCAACCTGGATATTAATTCCTCTTCAAAAGTATATTCAGGTTTGCCTAATAAAGTGTCAATAAAGCAGCTCGGCTTGTAGCCATATTCGTATGGTATTATTCTACGGCCTATAGCTAAGTTAGTAGTATTCCACCACTTAAGTTCTATATAGTTGTGTATATCATCAGTGACATAAAGCCTGTCTGAATAATAATCATAGTTTTCAAAAGTATATTGTCTTCTAAATCGTAACACAATAGACATAGGACCTAGAGGCCAGGCACCATTGGGGAATTCTAAATAGCCGGGCTCTGAAACTACAAGTATTTTTCCGCCTAATACTTCTAAATGAAGGCTATTGATAAAATCATCAAAACTGGGGCCTAAACTTACACTAATAGTTGATACAATGCTAGTACCATCACCGAATACAATACGAATAGCATTGCAGTCAACGGGCTGTGCGCTATCATACTCAATGTCTGTATAAATGTAAAAACTAGGAATATATACCCTGTTTTTAGCTCTGTCAAAATGCACAATGCGCTTATAGGGCACGGTAAAGGCATAATCATTACGTTCGTCTAAGCTACTAAGCTTATCGAATGTTAAATGCTGCCAGTCATAACTCGTGAACCCAGAAGCTTTATAAAATGGTATAACAGAACTATATAACATACGGCGAATATAATAAAAAATTCAATATAAATATAAAATCTAAAATTTTTAGTTCTTTTTAGCCTTTATGTAAAAGTTTAACTGTAGCGTATCTGGAATCTAAATCCAGTTTATAGCTTAAAATAAAGCCTTCGCCAAAGCGCGTATTAATAAGCTTCTCCATATCAATATCGGCATCTACGGGTATCTGTATCTCCTGTATAAAATACCTGGCCCGTTCTTTGACTTGATAAGTGCAGTGGTCGGTAAGCACGCTTGCAAAATTCCATCTATAATATTGCAATAATTCATAAGAAGTTGCTTTATAATTAGTCGGCCATAGATTATATGGGTAATTATTCAAACCGTGTATATCACACCGGGTTACTTTTGTGTATGTTAAGCGTATATCACCTGTTCTGCCATCTCTAGCTGGAACTAATAAGGCTATGGCGTCTGACCTTTCGCTCATGCTTGCATACATATAATCGACGTCGGTTTTGAAGTCACCCAAAACTATCTCTTTGGTATCTAAAGTACGGCAAGGCTCTTCTAAGCACTTAATCTCTAAAGGCTTAAATAATTCTAGAGCATCGTCTGAATCGGCGGCCATTTTTATTGTAGAATACAGATAGCTATTATCAGCCTGAATTTTTCCTTGGCCATAGTCTATAATAGCTTTTGTATAGGCATCACGTATGGCTAAAGTATCGTATTGTACATTGTCAAGTTTATTAATACCATAAAACCAAGATATGTGTTCTAGACGCAATCTGCCGGATTCATCTACAAAATAATATATTTGAAAAGCATCACGCAGCATATCAAATATTTTTTTCAAAGACAGATTTATCTTCTGGGCCTCTACGTTAAATAATCCGGCTTGTATATTAGAGATATGAGTTAAATAAATCAAAGGCATGGGCACTGAAACTTGTTGCGCTGGTAATAGCATGTTAGAATTACTATACAAAATAGAGCTATATTCACTAGTCTGTGCAAATTTTATATTTGGTGCGACTTTTTGTAATAGCTTAGATATTGCGGCGCCAACAGTAAAAAAATGATGTTGCTCAGTATTGTAATACCAAGGTGCTAAGATACTGATAAAATTATTTGACAACACTGCATAAAAAGATACGCCTGACCAAAAATATTGACCAATTGGTATAAAATGCTGCCTAATGCTGGAACCTTGTGTATTTTTATATGTATAATAGCTATATGAGCCCTTAGCGCCAAGTCCGGCATCGGTTAATTGCATCTGAGTGGAGCCATGCAGTCTAACATAAAACATATCATAAGATACAGGCCTTATTAAATGAGCATCTTGTAAGCGACCGTCGAATATTGTCTTATACAATTCGGTGCTATAAATAATAGGCTTATATACAAAATATTTATACGCTGAGCCAGTATACGCAAAATCATTCGCACTAAGTTCTACTGTAAAACTTGCAGCATTATCAGATGCATAGTCTTGCACTTCAATATTAGGTGATACTTTTTTTGTAGTAAGAATACGGCAAAAAACATTAAAAACATTATGATTACGCACAGCACACCGGTCTGTTGTATCTTGTAAGTTAATAAACTGCGTGCCAGAAATATTATCGGGAGAAAATAAGCATGACGTGCTTACTGGCGTGGTTGACATGTAAACAGTAGTATTATCACTTTTTCTATTTATAGTTAATATACGAGTACTGGGATTGATTAATATATACCAATTTGACTCGTCATTATTAAAACGAACAATGCTATTTGTTGGTTGGTATACCTGGGCTATTTGATTATCTGATGTAGTAGCATAATAAAAACCGGCTGGACTGTCAATTATACTGCTGCCGGGCTCACGATAGTTTCCACCTACAATTTCAATTTCAGCCTGTCGACCCGCTAATTGAAAACCAAACTTACTAAGATATAAAATTCTAGCATAGTCTGGGGCCCATTTTTCTTTAACCCAATCAGGCCGTATGTTAAAAATCTTAGCGTAAAAACGCCAAACCAATAACTCAGCCCAAATAATACCAGCTGTAGGTATTAAAGCCCAAAAAATATTATTGTCAGGCTGTATGCTCTGTTGATAATTGTTTATAATATTTGAAATAAAATCATCTGGGGTTTCTTGGTATGTAATATCAACTTCTGTGGCTGAGCCTCCAACAATATTAGTAATAGTCTCTGCGCCGTCCACATATACCTGCAGCATAGCTGGTATATTAAACTCTAAGCTACTGTGCTGGTATCCGCCCTTAGCTATATTAACTGTAGTATTAAGGCACTTATCTAAATATGCTTTATAACTACTATTAGTAAAATCAACAGTAAGTTGTCGTCTGTCATAGTCCAAAGAGCACTCAGCCTTTGTAAACGGCAAGCTCTTATATATGCTATAATAGCTCGATTGTGAATAATCATATCGTTCAATCTCAAATACCAAAGCGTCCTCGGCGGTAATAGCTTCTATATAATCAAAAGTTCCGGCCTTAAATATTAGGTCTGAGTTCAAAACAGTAGCATATCCCATATTATCTGAAGACCTTGCTTTATCAATGGATAGCTTAGAAAAAACAGGATGCGTGTATCTAGTTTCAAACTTAAAAAAAGAATCAGATGCTGGAGAAAAAACTCTTGAGTCCCACGAAATTATATAAGATGTATGTGAATCTATTGGAAACTGCCTGGTAACTTCTGTAACTAAGTAAAAATCATTTACGCCTAATAATTCACCATCTTGAAAAACAGCTACCTTAACGGCTCGTCCTAAAAAATCATCGCTTAAATTAAAATAAATACCGCCGATTTGACCTTGCGTTATAAGCTCAGTACTATTATAATCATAAGTATCATAATACGTACCAGTGGAAGTTAATCCTGTATTATAACGTATACGCGCTCCGCGTACTCGCGTTAAGCTAAATCTATATTTTTGTTTTTTCATATTTTTATTGATGCCTTATAATTGTACGTGTATTACCATTAATTATTACAGTAGCGTCTCCAAACTCATGAATCTGCCTTTTATTCTGCTTAATCAAAGTACCTAAAGAAGACTCGATATTACTAAGGTTAATGCTAGGCTGCAAAATTTGCTGTATATTATTTATAGACTCTGAACGGCCCTGCATGTACGTACCCTCATTGAGACTATTAATCAAACCAGGTAAAATACTTTTGTATCGGGCTGTGCTCCTACGATTAATAATAGCTAATGCTTCGCCGCCTTCGGCACGCATATTACGGCCTCGACTATTTTTAGTATGCAAATCAATATCATTACCGGACGCGTGGCTACCGCCTTCTAAGAACTCGAGACCGCCTCGGCCGTAATTAGAAGTCAGCTGAGCCGCTTTGACTTTAGAGGCCACAAAGGCCGTAAACATAGCTGCAGTAGAAACGGCCGCTAAGCCAACACCGGG